GCAATGAGATCAGCAATGCTGTAAGTTCGCTTATGATTGATCTTGTGAACAAGCGTGGTATCTACGATTACTTGGTGGTTTGTGATTTAACCAATAACACACCAGCACGTATTGACCGCAATGAGTTGTATGTGGATATTGCTATCGAACCGGTAAAAGCCGTGGAATTCATCTACATTCCTCTGCGTATCAAGAACACAGGAGAAATTTCAGGCGTGGCAGCATGATGAAACAGGGGGCCTTTAACTAGGCCTCCATTTCAGGTAAATAAACACAACAGGAGAAATAACAAATGGCAGTTTCATCATTACAGAGAATGACAGTACCCTTGGCCAGCGATCAAAGCTCGACCACTCAAGGTCTGTTGATGCCCAAACTCAAATATCGCTTTAGAGTGATGTTTGAAAACTTTGGTGTGAGCACACCAAGAACCGAACTAACCAAGCAAGTTGTAAACATTGCTCGTCCCAGTTTGACCTTTGAAGAAATAGCATTGCCAATTTACAACTCAACACTGAAACTGGCAGGTCGTCATGCCTGGGCTGACACCACATGCAGTCTTCGCGATGATGCATCGGGTGCTGTGAGCCGATTGGTTGGTGAACAGTTGCAGAAACAAATGGACTTCTTGGAAATGAGCAGTGCTGCATCCGGTATTGACTACAAGTTTACCACCAAGGTTGAAGTGTTGGACGGTGGTAACGGTGCCAACGAACCAGTGGTGCTGGAGACATGGGAACTTTATGGTTGCTATTTGAAAGCTGCCAACTATGGTGATTTGAACTATGGCTCAAACGAAGCAGCTACAATTGAAATGACCATTGCTTACGACAATGCCAATCAAACACCTGAAGGCACTGGAGTTGGCACTGAAGTTGGCAGAACTCTCGGTGATGTAGTAACAGGCGCAGGCCAGGCTGCTTAAACATGGCATTTGGACAAGACTTCCTAAAAGGAGTCACCCAAGGCATAGACTTCAAGAGTTTTGGTAAACAGCTGGCCGGCGGGTTTATTGGCAACAACGTCTTGCGTGATTACCAACACGCAAGTCGTACATTTACTACCAACGCCTACGAACTCAAGCCTAGATATAAATTTCTTTTTCATGTGAGTTTCACACTCAATATCACAGAGGTTCCTTTTTTAAATTCAGTGTTTTCTTCTGATGACATAATGAATCTCAGTCTCACTGTAAAGACCATAGACCTACCAAAATTTCAAATTGAGACAGACACACTGAATCAATACAATCGCAAAAGAATCATACAGAAAAAACTCAATTACGATCCCATCAATGTGACATTTCATGACACCAGCAATGACTTGAATCAAGTTGTGGTACTACTACATGAGTTACTACTACAAAGATCCCACACAAAGATACCTAGACCCCAACCCCAACAATGGCAGTAATGGAGAAAGTTCATTGCGACAAGCCGGATTTGGTTACAATGATCGAGACATCTATGACAGTCAACGCATTGGTAATGTCAACGACTGGGGCTACATTGGCGAAGCCTACAACGATGGCAACAGTGCTGGTACCACAGGCAAACCCCCGTTCTTTCGTGACATTAGAATCTACGGCATGGATCAACGCAAGTTTGCTGAATATGTGTTGATCAATCCACTGATAACTTCCTGGGGCGGCGATCAATACAATTATTCTGAAGGTGCTGGCACCATGCAAAATTCAATGACCATTGCATATGAAACTGTGAAATACTATTCAGGTGCCTTGGGCCGAGCACAATCAGGTGGCGATTCAAATGTGCTAGGTTTTGCCACAGACGCACACTATGACAAAACTGTGAGTCCCATTGCTAGACCCGGCGCCAATGCTACTGTGTTTGGTCAGGGCGGATTGTTAGATGCAGGTGCTGGAATTCTTGGCGACTTACAAAGTGGTTCGGTCTTGGGCTACATTGGTGCAGCGCAGAAAGCTGCCAGACTCAGCCGAACATTCAAAGGCAAAAATCTTGGCAGTATTGCTGCCAGCGAAGCCGTGGCTCTGGGCACAAAAACGCTGCAACAAGGCGTCAATCCAGGTGGTGTACGTCAAGTGTCCAACAAACCCAATGGTTGGTTGTTTCCCACACCCAACATTGCGCCACAGACAGCGCCGGTCACTGGTCGAGGCGTAGACAACGCAGGAGCCAAATCGCCGTTCAAATCATGAGTACCGTAAACTATACCAATCCCAACAAAGATCTCACAGTGAGACTGTTTGATCAATTTTACAGTTATGAAGTAGATGTGCCGGCCAACGAGTATGATGTGGTTCACAGTTATTTTTTAAGTGTAATGAGCACTCGCCAGGCCGCAGGTAACTTTACCATGAGCCTGTTCAGAGTGGCACAAAACACAGGCATTCCTGCGCTGACACTGTTGAAAGAGTTTCAAGGACTCAACGGTGTTAATCTCAGTGCCAGTTTAGCTTATTATCTCAATAGTATTCGCAGCCGAGCCACGCTGCTGGGCGTGGGTGTAGCAGTAACACCCAATTTCTATCAAGCTAGAAATGTACTAAAATGAGTCGCTGGGCACAAGGCAACTATGTCATAGTCAATCGTGAAAAGTACGCGGGCAATGGTACACCACGCTACAGATCAGGTTGGGAACTGAGCTTTATGAAGTTCTGTGACACCAATGATCATGTGTTGCAGTGGGCGTCAGAGAGCATTGCTATTCCTTATCGTCATCCCATAACAGGCAAGGTCACACAGTATATTCCAGATTTCTTAATAACTTATCGCACCAGGGACAACACCATGCGAGCTGAGTTGATTGAAATCAAACCCAAAAGTCAAAGCGTGATTGAGTCAAAAATGAACAGCAGAGACCGTGCTGTGGTAGCAATCAACTATGCCAAATGGCATCAAGCAACACTATGGGCCAGGAATAACGGAATGACCTTTCGGGTAATTACCGAAGATGACATGTTTGTTAACGGTAAAAACAAGTAAATTATACAAAGTGGTAAATATTGTGATGTTTACACATAACAAATATCACAACATATATTTTAAAATCATCAACCGAGCACAACAGAGAATATTAGAAACTAATGTAAAATTTGAAGTGCATCATATTATTCCGCGATCACTTGGCGGTAGTGATCATACTGATAATCTTGTTAAACTAACACTTAAAGAGCATTGGGTTTGTCATAGACTTTTAGTTAAGTTTTTAGATGATCCAATTTCCTTAAGAAAAATGTTTAACGCATTGTATATGATGGCAGTAAAAGATTATAGAACTATCAATGGTCGAATCTATCAACATATTAAAGAAAACGTCGTTCCTTGGAATAAAGGACTAACTGGACTATATCATCCACCTCTTAATACAGAAGCAAAACAAAGACTCAGTGCTCTGTGGAAAGGTAAATCACGTCCTCAAGAACATCGAAATGCAATGAAGGCCGGATGGGAACGAATCAAGCAAGAAGGATACCAACCTTGGAACAAGGGCATTGTTGGTCTGAAAGGCCCGTGCCAGCCTACTACACTAATTGACCCTGATGGTATACTACATCACTATGAAAGTATGAAACAAGGGTGTAAAGAAAACAATCTCATTTACACAAAAATGAGCAATGTAAAAAATGGGCACTTGCCACATTATAAAGGCTGGACCATAGCCAAACAGCCACTAAATAGGGCATGACTCGTAAACTTGAATCCTTGTTTGACTTACCCCCTTCAATCCCTGTAGAAGACGAACCTGCCCCACAACCTGCGGAAGACCTGCGTAGCCAACTACAAACCCTAGATGACAACATAGACAAAATTGATTCGGCCCTGCCTGGTGTGCGCGGACTAGAAGCCAACGACGAAGAAATGGATGGCCTGGCTGACTTGGCCAAAAGCAGTTACAATGATCTAATGGATCTGGGCATGCAGGTTGACAGCAGATTTGCCAGTGAAATATTTTCAGTGGCCAGCAACATGTTGGGACATGCTATCACAGCAAAAACCGCCAAAATGGACAAGAAATTGAAAATGATTGATCTACAGTTGAAAAAAATGCGACTGGACCAGCAACAAGCCGTGATAGATGCCAAGGCCGCAGAAGCCGGCGACGGTGAAGCCATGCAAACAGCACAGGGCATGGTGTTGAGT